GTTTGGGGGACTTCGGTCCCCCTTTCTTTTTGTGCCTTGACACTGTTTATATAAGGTGATAAAAAGATAATAACCAAGAACCCCGACTCATACAGACTGGCTTGGCAGACGTTATAGAGACTGTATGGGCATGTGCTATAACACAAATAGGAGCCATAATCATGGCAGCAACACATTTTACCGGTCCCGTATTTTCTCAGAATGGATTTGTAGTTGGCGCAAGCGAAACTCCTTACGAGACAGTTTCCTCTACAGCCGCAGGCACTCCTTCAGCCGCTCTGACTGCAACGATTAACCCTACGGCTGCCTTTGGTAGCTCTACAGTACTTGAGCCTTCTAGCGCTCAAGGCGTTAAAGGTCAGGTTTATTCAACCGCCAATCAATCAACAACAAGCACCTATTACATTGGCGTAATGGGTCGTTACCTGATGTCTGGTACAAATGCTTCTACATACCCTAAAGTCGGTGTGATGGGCGTTGTTGGTGACTCTACTGATACCGCTGATGCAGCAGTTATGGCTTTCATTGATGGCGATGGTGGAGAGTCTTCTGCCCGTGCAGGCTTCGGCATTGCAATGACCAACAGCACAGCAGGTTCTGGCTTTACATACGGTCTGGACTTGAAGATGCAAGACCCAGTTGGTGGTGGCGGTTCTATCAAAGCCTACAAAACGGCTGAGATTCGCCTAGCTAATGATGCTGCCGCCGCTCCTGTTGTCATCAAGGTAGGTAATTTTGTTGATGGTGCTGCTTCTGGTGTAGGCAAAGGTTCGTTAGGTATTGATTCTACTGATGGACTATTGTTTGTATCTGATGCTTCTGGCAACTGGCAAGCTGTTACTGTCTAATGCTGACTCATGAAGATCCAGAAGTCGCTACGATTGTGGCGCTTCTGGAAGCCCAAAGAGACTATGCAATGGGACATGCCGCCAAACTCGCTAAAGAAAATGCTGAGTTAATAGCAAAGATTAGCAGACTTGAGGCATCTAAACCGGCGTAGTCTCACCCTACAGGAGATTGATCATGGGTATGCAGTATGATGTATTAGCCTCACTCCCTTTGACGGCAGATGGGCAACTAGAAAACCAAGCAGCAGAGAGCCTTGGACGGATTCGCATCAAAGCTATTTACGGAACCTCTGGAGCTACCGCTGGGACCATTTCTTTTTATAATGGCACAAGCAATTCCGATCCTTCAGTTATTCTTCTTCCTACTCCAGCCGCAGCAAATCAAGGCGCATTCTTCTTGCTTATTCCCGGAGAAGGAATCTTGGCTCAGGATGGCGTATATGTAGACACCGGAACTGCTGCATCAGTAATCGTTATTTACGGGTAAAGCATGGAACCGCAAACATTGATCAACCTAGGGGTTGGGGTTATTCTGACAATAGTCGGATGGCTCTCCAGACAGCTCTGGGATGCGGTAGAAAGAATGAAGGCAGACATTAAGAATATCGAGATAACCCTTCCTTCGCATTATGCGAGGAAGGACGACATCCAATGCAGGTTTGATAAAGTTGAAGTGATGCTAGAAAAGATCTTCGACAAGTTAGACCTTAAACAAGATAAGGCATAAACATGGCAGACCAAGCCGCATATACCGCAGGATTGAATAAATCGACTCCATCAGAAGAAGAACGCAAAGAGATGCAGCGTATCCGTGATGAAGCTGCAATAGATAGGAATACCGACCTTGGGTATGAAAGGGCTACACGGGCTACTCCTCCTGCTGGCATGACTCCTGTTGGTCCGCCACGCAGTCAGCCTATTCGTAGAGCTAAGGGCGGGATGATCTCCGCTTCTAAGAGAGCGGACGGCATTGCAACCAAAGGTAAAACTAAAGGACGGATCATATAATGGAGCAGCCCCGCGATACCGGAAGAGGTCCAGTGCTGGCAAGGGCGGTAGAGTATGCAGCAAATTCGCCGGGAAGAGGTCCGGTGCTGGCTAAGATGGTGAAGCTGGGAGAAGAAGATCCCGGTCCGGGTCCAGTTCTAGCGAAAATGCTAAGGATGAATGAATATGGGTATAGCAAGGGCGGTTCAGTAAAGTCATCAGCCTCTAGAAGGGCTGACGGAATCGCCACTAAAGGCAAGACAAAAGGCAGGATGATCTAATGAAGGCTAAGAGATATGATATGGGTGGATCTGTAAATGGCGGCACTCCTAATCCGTCTCCATTGCTTTCTATTAACGCACCTGACAATTCAACACCGGCTCAAAAGCCGGGGTTCTTGAGCGTAGCTCCACCGGTCGGCATGAAGAAAGGCGGATCAGTTAAGGGTGTACGGGGTGGCGGGATAGAATCAAAGGGCAGAACAAAAGGAAGGTTCGTCTAATGGGTGCTTTAGCTAATATGGGATACGGCGCTATGCTGGGTCCAGATCTCCAGAAGAAGATGACCAAGCCGTTTGATAAGGCATTGTCAGCTACAGAGATGGACGAGCCTAATAAAGAAATGATGAAAGAAGCTAAATATAAGAAAGGTGGGTCAGTTTCCAAAAGGGCTGACGGGATTGCCACTAAGGGCAAGACCAGAGGGAGAATCGTATAATGGGACAAGGCGCAGCACCAGTAGGCGTGGGTTCATCCCCAGCTCCAATAGTAGCGCCACCAGTGTCTTCTGCAGCCCCTCAGCAGCCTCAATTCAATTCGTTCATGCAAGCCTATGGGCAGAACAATATACCTCAGCAGCAGGCGTTTAATCGTCCGCAGCCGCCACAGGGTCAGCAGCTTGAGCTTATGCCTCAGAATAGAGGCGGATATGACCGTCAGCTTGACCAGTTAAGGGGTCAAGGTCAGTATGGTCAACAAGGATCGCAAGCGGCGCTTATAAATAATTTTCTAAGAAGCCAGTCGCAACTACCTGCAACCGGTCAGCCAAGCACCCCGCCAGTGGGCGGGAAAGGTGGAGGATCGTCTCCAACCGGTAGATATTAATGAAAAAGGCTAAGATAGCCATAGTAATGAGGGAGTTTAAAAAGGGGTCACTCAAGTCCTCATCAGGACAGAAGGTGACTAATCCGAAGCAAGCTATCGCCATTTCTTTGAGCGAAGCTAAACGAGCCAAAGAGGGCGGAATGATGGGTAAATTATTTGGTGGCAAGGAGAGTTATAACGAAGAGTTTGGCGAAGCTAAGGCTGTAGCCAAAAGAAAGATAACCCCAGCTCAGTTTGCACGGGGAGAGAAAGCAGAAGGACACAAGGGTGAAGAGAAGAATGCTCGTCAGACCGCTGAGAAGATTATGTCTGGCAAGATCTCGCCTGCCGATTATGCAAAGAGTGAAACTACAGGAGAGAAGAAAATGGCTAAAGGTGGAATGTCAGGATTTCCAGTTAAGCGTAAGGGTGCAGTAGACAAGAAGACTGTTGCTATGTTAGCCAGCAAGATACTGGACGCAAAGATGGGTGCAGCGCCAATGGCTCCCCCAGTGGCTCCTCCAATGATGCCTCCGGGCATGAAGAAGGGTGGGTCAGTGTCTAAACGCGCTGATGGCGTAGCTGTCAGAGGTCGTACAGATCCTAAAGTGGTTAAGATGGCTGCTGGTGGTATGTCCGAAGCCTTGGCTAAACATGCTGCTAAACCCGCTTCCAAAGCCCACGCCGGTCTTAGAGCTGGTGGCTTCGCTCGTTCAGCAGATGGTATTGCTCAACGTGGTCGTACCAAAGGCAAGTTGCTTAACAAGGGTGGGCGGGTTATCTAATGCTACCAAGCCGTGGAATGGGCATTATTAGCCCAGCCAAGCTCCGCAAGATCAAGAAGCGTGATGGGGATAGCCCTGTCACGCTGTATAAACACGGCGGGGCTATAGGAAAGCAGCCTAAAGCTAAGTGATCAAGTGGGCTGAGTACCGAAAAGAATGCGGCAACGTGTTTGATTGGATAATACGGGCAACAGAAGAACGTAGAGACATGAAGTCTATTGAGGCAGAACGCTTCAGAGAGCTTTATGTTAAGAAGCCAATTGTAAATAAGAAGTAACTTATTATAGAGATTCAATGGCTAAGACCCCCGCATGGACGCGCAAAGAAGGCAAGTCTGAGAAAGGCGGTTTAAACGCCAAAGGACGGGCTTCATATAACGCAGCCAACCCAGACAAGCCCGGGTTGAAGGCTCCGCAACCAGAAGGTGGAAGCCGCAAGAAGTCATTCTGTGCCAGAATGTCTGGCATGAAAAAGAAGCTGACATCCGCTAAGACGGCAAATGATCCCAATAGCCGCATAAACAAAAGCCTTCGGGCATGGAAATGCTAAATGACCACATCAGGCACAGCATCATCTAACCTAGACCTCACTAACATTATTGAGGAAGCGTTTGAGCGCTGCGGGGCAGAGCTACGCACTGGTTATGATATCCGTACAGCAAGACGCAGTTTAAACCTCCTGACGGTCGAATGGGCTAACCGGGGGATAAACCTGTGGACGATTGAAGAGGGTGAGATACCGTTAGTTCTTAATCAGGTCTCATACAATCTGCCTGTTGATACGATAGATCTTCTAGAACATGTAACAAGGGTAGGAACGGGTTCAAGTCAGCAGGACTTGTCTATAACCCGTATTAGCGTATCTACATACGCAACCATCCCTAACAAGAACTCAACTGGTCGTCCTATTCAATTGTGGGTTAACCGCCAGTCAGGAGCCACCTACCCAATAGGTGGCAGACCAGAAGGCACAGACCCCACTACTGGGGTAGACCATCCTCAGATTTATGTATATCCAGCCCCAGATCAGAGCGATTACTACACGTTCGTCTACTGGCGCTTACGCAGGATACAAGACGCAGGCAATGGTATTAACACCCAAGACATACCCTTCAGGTTCCTTACCTGCCTGATTGCTGGCTTGGCATACTACCTCGCCGTTAAGATAGCTCCAGACCGCATACAGTCCCTAAAGGACCAGTATGAGGAACAGTGGAAGTTTGCTGCTGAAGAAGATAGAGACAAGTCTCCAGTGAGATTTGTCCCTCGCAGGGCTTATATTTGTGGGTAATAGGTTTGCGTCCGCCAAGAACTCGATTGCAGAGTGTGATCGATGCGGATTTAGGTTCAAGCTAACACAGCTAAAGGCTTTGATCATCAAGACAAAGCAAGTTAATATAATTGTTTGTCCTGAATGCTGGGAACCGGATCAGCCTCAGTTACAACTGGGGATGTATCCAATTGA